AAAGCGAACCCTCTGCTTCCGATGAGGGCTTAAGGGAGAAACAAGAAGAACAGAATCTTAATTCTCGTAGTTTTAATAATCTGAAGTTGTACAGTTTACTAAAACTGCTTCAAAGGTTGAAGGTTGCAGTCCTCACCTGCGGCCTTAAATATAACAATTTTTATTTAAAAATCAAGGTGATTATATGGCACTAACAAGGGCTGTAATTCAAAAAAAAAGTGACGAAAAACGAGGTGTGAAAACAAAAGGTTTTAAGCTCCATGTAGATGATATTGCATTAATTGAGGAAGCCAGCAATCAATTGGATGTACCTCAAGCGCAACTTATTATTGATGCAATTAAATTTTATCTTGAAAACAAAAAAACTCATAAGAGCATTTACAGTTAATCCCTGCATGTGCAGGGAACTTTTATAATAATGTTGAGCTCTATTGGTTTATCCCTGTGTATACAGGGAACATCACATATTACTAATTAGCTAAACAATTAGTAACTTTTTGTGCCTCAGCAGTCAGAGCTTTTAATATAACTGATGGGTTTGCGCCCTCCCAGTTTCCTACGGGGTTAAATCCATTGTTTGGGATTGATCCAGTTTCGGCTTGAGCTTGAGTGATATTATTAAATAGATAGCTTATATTATTATCATTTTTTCGAATTGATAGTGTGTATCGCACATAGTTTGTTATCGGTATGAACGATTGTGGATTCTGATAATGAGTTAAACCATCTATTACAATAACATTATCGCCGATGTACTGACGCCCATTTTTATTTGATTTCATTGATGAGTTTAAATTGTAGTAATTACCAGTTTTTCCTACAAAACTATCAGCACTATCCGATAGGACAACATCCCGATCACGTATATTTTGCAGGGTGCAAACATTAATATCATCCATTGATTTGTTAGTATTTCCATTTATAGTATACGTGTTTAGATATTTATACTCGTTACTATAATCAGTGTACGTCACACCATTAAATGCGCTCAGGTTTGGATCAATTTTTTGCGCACACCCAGATAACAGAACCATTGGACACACTAAAAATAATACCTTTTTCATTCCATTTATCCCTATTTAATAAATTTAATAAATAGTATGAAATTTTGGTAATAAAATCAACGACGATTTAGTAATCCTCCGGGACGTATTGCGTCTGTATAAATCTTGAAAATATCAGATTTAATTTTTTCACCAAAAACCGCTAATTCTTCATGAGTAACACCACCGCCAGCAGTTAGCGGCATATTTAGCGTTAAACCACCTGATGATGATTGTTTAGATGTTCCAAGAAAGTCCTTTAAATCAGCGTTTGTCCGTGCATCAACAACTCGTTCGCCCTCTTCTAATAGCCACGTGCCCTCCCGAGGAATTCTATCAATACCGCTATGTGCCATACCTGTAATGGTTTGTGCGGCAATCATACCAACGGATGCGTAACCCAAACCTCGTGTAACTCCTGACATAATTCCACTGGGATCTATCTCAAGCGCCTTAGTTGCTGCAACTTCTGTGCTCACAATTGATTGGGCAATGGCTGCAGCTTTACTAACAAGAAACATGGTTTTATATACTGCCGATGACTCACCCGCCGTTTGTTTAAACATGTCAGCTATAGAGCCAGTTAATGACGAGAATGTTCCGAGAGTTGCAATTGTGTATGCTGATTGGATGTCCTGTTGTTTCCTTTGCATCGTGTCCTCAATATTTACAACAAAATCAGCATATTCCTGTATATTGATCTTTTTCTCATTTAACAACTCGGTCTGCACTTTCAGCTCTTTTTCTTTCCAGTCCTGTAGCCTTTTTTCGTCCTCTGCCACATTTAACAAATCGCTACCCAGTCCACTATATGAATTTTGATAGCTGAATGTCGGTGCTGATTCCATCGATTTTTTGGTCATTCTAGCGAGCAATTCCTCTCGTTCCCTCAGTGAGAAATTGCCTTTTTCGATAAATTCAAGATGCTTTTTATAGGTGTCAAGTTGTTGCTCTGCTGGAGTGCGCAACGAATCAAGAATAGACCTGTACTCTTTTTGAGCGTTAAGTCGGTCCAACTCAATCGCTTTGGTTTCAAGTGCCTTTTTCTGAATTTCGGATAGTTTTCTTAATTCACCCTCTGCTAACTGACGTCGGAGTTTTTGCAGTTCGGTGATGTCAGTATAGGCATTGATTTGACTCTTTAGTTTGTCTAATTGGGATTTGTAGAGTTCAGCAGGACTTTTGCTCGAACTGGAATGTCGCAGCTTATCCTCTAATTTATAATTTTGACGCAGTTTATTAGCTAATTCGGTTAGTTTTTTACCCAAATCGTCGGACATATTGCCTGACAACTCTTGTGTAGTTGCTAATTTAAATAAATCGGCTGCATGCTCCAATGCTGCATTACCTGCTGCACGTTGTAAACCAGCTAATACATAGGCTGACTCTGCGCCGTAATCAGATTTTGCATTGTTTATGTCCAGTTGCAGGCTCAATGTGCCTAACTGATTATCGAGATTCGGAAAATCTACCACATCAATTTTTTTTACGCCACTCGCTGCACCTTCCGCTTCTTTTTTTAGAGCATCTAGTTTTACCTGAGCATCACCCAGTTGCCCTGATGTCTGAAACAAAGCGCCCGTCATGTTTCCTAGCGCAGTTTTAAACTCCTGACCACCACCAACAGCAGTAATCAATTTATCATTTAATTGGTTAATTTTATTACCAAATTCATCCTCACTGATAGCCGATTTATCCAGCTCACCTTTTAGCATTTTCACCTGCTCAATGTGTTCATTAATCGCAGCTTGGTCTTTTTTTGATACAACTTTCTGAGCAGAATATTGTCCCCTAGCTGCCCATTGAGTTTTTAATTTTTCCTCTAAATTTTTTTTCAGGTTATCAATTTCTTTATCTGTTTTGGCTGAGTTGGTTTTAACCTCCACCTCCAAATTAGCAATATATGTTTGCTGGCGACCTTTGTTTAACTCTTTAAATTTTGCCAGTAACTGATCAACTGGTAGCTGTAAATCCTCTATTGGTTGCTTAGCCTCTTTTGCCCCGTCTCTCATTGAAAAAAACGCAGAGCCAACGGTTAGGGCTGTTACTGCTAATCCAACTGGACCACCCAATAATCCCAGCAAACCGCTACTTGCACGTGCTAAAACACTAACCTGCCTATTTGCTGCTGCCAGTCTAGTTTTTGCCTGTGTTTCCCTATCGGTTAGTGCAATCTCCTGTGCTTCCAACGCTAAAATAGTTTTTCGCACATTCATGGCAGACCGAATACTAGCAACGTTTTGTAACCTAGCTATTGACGCCTGTTTAGTTGTAGCAATAGATTGTTTTTCTACTGCTATTTTTTGTAGCTCCGCTTCAGCCAAATGTTTTTGAGCTAACGCATTACTGTAGGTTTTACTACTGTTATCTAATGTTGTTTTTGTTGCGTCAATAATAGAGTTAGACAGACGACCAAAATAACGCCCTAGCCCTATTGAAACAAATACGCCCGCCGCGCCAGTTACAAGCCCAATATTATCAGCAATAATTCTTAAACCGCTGGCAATGCCTTGCGTCAATCCAGCACTGTCATTTAGCTCACCAATTAACACACCAAAACTATTGAATATCTGGGTAAATCCATCTTTGATGGTGTTACCCATGTTGTCAGCCAGCCGTCCTGTCTCGTCCTTTGCTTTAACCATTGCATCAGCCAATTGACGCATAGATATTTGTCCAGAATTACCGAGATTTCTAATGACTTTCTCGCTCTTGCCTATTGAGTTAGATAATGCAGTAACAATATTTGGAGTTGACGCCATCAGGTCTTGCCACTGTTTGCCAGAAACTTTCCCTGTGATCATGGCTTTGTTAATTATGTTAATGCTGGATTGCACTTTCTCTGCTGATGTTGCATTAATCGTATAGCTATTGGACATAGCCTCGATAAAATCAATAGTATCATTCGTGCTATAGCCTAAATCTCGCATTGATGATGCTGTGGCAATATATAACTCCTGTGAATCAGTAATTGATTTGGCGTTCCTGTTACTAATTTCTAGTAACCTACTTTGCACATCCTGATAATCATCAACCGATCCACCGACTGAATTTACGGCCATTTTGACACGCGCCGCCATTTGCCCCCAGTCGTCAGCCGTATTTATAATGCTAGTGATAGCAAAACCGCCAGCAAATGCCGTTGCTAGGCTCAATGCTGACGATTTTAACCCGTGTAACTGAGCGTTCATTGCCTGAATTGACCTGTTATTACTCGCAATATACGCATCAAAACGACGAGATCGCTCCTCTATTGTTTTGTAATAATCAGTACCTAGCCGTGTGGCTCGGCTCATTTCACGTTGATATGATGATGAGTCGGCAGTCACTCGGATTGCCAATTCTCGCAATGTTGCCATGTTATTTTCCTAGTAAATTTGATAGTGCATCGAATAGAGATACGGGCTCTTTAGGCTCTTTTTTCTCCTCTCTAAATTTGATTAGACAGTCGTCAAAAGAAGCTTTGCCACCCTGAGAACGATAAATACTGGATGCGATTTGCGCGGCGTGCCAATCGTGGCGCTCATCACCGATTGGATTTAATTTGTCGAATGCGACCCAGTAGTAAAATTCACTGGCCGACATTGATTGCTCAAGCTCAGCCAGCGTTTTACCAAGCCTCAAAGCCAATTTGAGCTTGAAGAAAAGTTCAGGCTCTAAATCGACTTTTTTTCAGCTTCTTTTATCGGGTCGTTTTTTAAATCGATCAATTCGATAGATTTGTTAACGATACGCGTATGAATCGGGCCATAATTTTTTACCAAATCCGCCATATCGGTATCATCACTCGCATTAAAAATACAGTCACCATTTTCATCTATAAGTATTGATGCGAACAGTATTGCTTCTGCTTCAATGCTGCTCACATCTCTATCATGCTCTGATAATTTTTTATTACCCTTGAGTTTCTCAATCGCCTTGATATAACGGTAAAAATCAGTATGTAGAGGCTCTCGAACAGTAACGGTAATACCCCATTCTGTTACCTCAAATGATTGTGTGCGAAATCCTGCATTCTTTGCAGTTATAATTTGTTTTAAATTCATTAGTTACCTCTAAATACTCGAATCGTTGTATTCAAATTTGCCCTTAACTTTCAGCGAAAACGAGCCAGTCTCAATGTTGTTTTTCGCGCCTTTAAATTCATAACTCGCTACACGCGCAATCCAATCAACTGAGCTACCATCCTCGCGCTGTAATTTGAATGGATAATTTTCACCAGTGTTATATGATTTCCTGAGGATTTTCTGCCCAGCATTGCCAGTTACAAAATTAACATTTAATGTAAAAGTTCCCTCAGCCGGCAATCCGCTGATCGTTTCCTTGCTTTGTGATGCTAGGGTTGAAACATCGATTTCTTCACCCTCTGGCGCGGTAAATGAATAATCCGTTACTGTACACTCCAGCGGTAATGCTGGCGTATTTGAGGTGATGAATTTGGTGCTAGGCTCTTTACCGACGTAAATGCCAGCGCCTCGTGTTCTAGTATATTCGCTCTGTTTTTCTGTCATGTTTTTTCTCCAGACATAAAAAAACCGCCAGATAGGCGGTTTAAAATTGGTTAGGTTGGTTAATGGTTAATTTAGTAGGTAAAACTCTAACGTTGCCCTGTAGAGTCCGGTGTCGGATTCGTAATCGTGGTGATTGCTGACATTAAATGGTTTTAATGGTTTCAATTTTTCATACGCTCGTTTACTGATAGTTTCGGCATCAAACAATGTTTTTGCATAGATATCTATCTGAAAACAATATTCAACGTAGGATTGCCCGCACATAACATCGCCGTATACCTCAGATACTTTTGTATAACAAATGTATGGCATCTGTGTACCCTGATTGGCGACTAATGGGCTAATTCGCCCGTCACACAGTGTTTTTAATGCATCAGTGATTTTAGTTTCAATCATTTTGAAAATATCCTATCAATGTCATTTAGATACTGATTAAATGCAGCCTCCTCTGCCTGTTTGACACTGGCATCAAATGCGGGTCTGACGAACGGCTGGGCGGGCATTTTTGCGGTTCCATGCTCCAGAAAATACCAGTAATAAGGCATCGATTTATGCCGACCTTTCTTACCTTTTTTCTTTGCTAGCACCTTTTTAAATTTAACACCTGCAGTTGCCGAGCCTCTGACTGTATCAACCGATATACTGCGTTTTAACAATCCAGAGCGAACAGGCGCATTTGCACGCACAGCATCACGAAAAACTAAAGCACCAGCACGCACCGCTTTACGCGATACTTTCCTTTTTTCAACATTAGAAAGTAGTTGAAAATCCGCATCCAGCTCTTTAAAACCAGCAAATGCAATCATTGGTCTAATCATACCTAGCACCTTTTTGACACGGTAGTTCAAGCCTAGTTTTTTTCACGTCCTCCAGAACTGCTTTAATATCGTAATAAGTTCCATTACACAGCACGCGCATATCAGCAGTAATATCTTTTCTGTACCGAATTAAGATTTTACAATCTGTTTGCACCTGTTCAGCTTGTGAGTTTTGATACTCTTTTCCCGACACGTCACGAATTTCAGCTCGTACAGTGCACATATCGACCCATTCATTAACTAGCTGTCCCAGTTCGTCCTTGCGTTTAATTTGCTTCTGAAAAGTTACTTGATTGCGTAATTTGCCTGACTGCATATTAAACACCTATATGAATTCGATATGGGTTTAACAATCGCTCAAATCCATATTTAACATTTGATGAATTTGCGGCGCTAGTTTCTTCTCTATTTTCATAAAGATGACCCAACAATAAAAGAACAGCAGATTTAAAACTTGAATTTACTAATATCGGACGATCTCCTGCTTTATTTGACAAAACAGCTTGTTTTAGTTCGTCATCTGTTGCGTAAACGTGTCGCTCCAAGAAATTAATTGCTTGTTCCTCTGCGGCATCCAGCTTTAATTGAATATCAGCATCATCAAAATCATGGTCAATGCGAAGATGTAATTTGGCTTCATCCAGCGTTATCAGTGACATCTTTTTTAGCCTTTTTTTGAGTTTTTGATTTCGGTTGAGGTTCTTCATCAATATTAGAATGCCGTGGATCATCTTTTCTATCTGCAGCATGATATTGCTCGTGATAGCGCCTAACCATGTTATTTGATACAAAATAGGTAAAATCTAATTTATCAACCTCAAATGGTTGTGATTGAGGCGTTCTAATTGTTCCACCGTAGTCGAAACTTTTTAACGCAATTACTGTTATTTTTTCCATAGATAATAAAGGCGAGTTGCCTCGCCTATCTCCGTTACGCTGTTGGTGTTACCTCACCTGTTACAAACGCTTCTGGGCGATATACCGCTAATGCCAATCGCTCTTCAGCTCGAATGGTGATCATGTTTTGTTCAAAATCTTTGTTATTCTCTGTAGAAATCAAAACTTCCATGTTCATTCGGTCAAAAATTTGAGCCGCCATGTTGAACGCGCCGACTAGGAAATGATTTGCATTCATAGCTTGGGTTTCTACAACTGGCAAATTCCAGAGGCGAGGCGTTGTGCCGTCCATCGGATTGCCGATGATATAACGACCGTCATTATCTTTTGTTAGTTCAATGCTCGCCCAATCAATTGGATTTAAAACAATACCGTTTGACGGGAATTCTGCTAAAACAGCTTGAAGTAATGCTAAACGAATACGATCAATTGCTGTTGCATTAGCAACAGATAATGATGGGGTAAAACTTGAGGCTTGAGGAACAATACCAAGAATGTTAGAGCCAGAACCATTACCAAATAATAATTGATTTTCTTCTTCTAGCTGTAAACCATTGCGCGCTCTCCCGTCAATATAACTAATCAATCCAGAAACATCGTCTAAAATCTGACGAGATGCCTTAAATAAGTGTGCAACAGTACGCACTGGTGAAGTAACTAATTCGAACGTGATGTCAGAATAAGGCTTTGCCGCGCCCTCACCAACAGTTTTTGCATTATTTGTAAATCCAGTTTCTCGGACAAATTCAATTGAGTTTGAGTTAGTTGTTCCCGGAATCAATAAATCACGGATTGTCATACGGCGTACTGGAGGTGCAATAATCCCAGCTTGGCGATCTGGAGCCACAATATTCGTTGTTGTTGTCGTGATCGCCGAACGAGGAGCGTTCACACGTACTGAACCACGAAACGAAGCGTTCATATTAGCATTTTTAAATGACTCGCTTTCAACAACCATTTGCCCTAGTGATTGTACAGATTCTTTAGGGTTATCCTGAGGTCGTTCAATCTTTTGCGTAATATCATTCAATTTAGCTTGTAATTCATTGAATTTAGATAATGCTGTGTCTGCATTCGCCTTTGATTCTGCACTTAGCTGCTGGTGCACTTTAATTTCTTTTTCAGCATTCTCGGCATAACCTTTTAATGTGTCTCCAACGCTTTTAAGATCAGCTTGGACTTGTTTATACTCTTGTTCCAATTGTGCTAAATTTGTCATTTTAAAATACCTGTTAGTGAATTTGATAATTTTGCTGTAGAGCCAAACTCTACGTTTATTTGAACATCAGAAGCAGCGCACGGCGTGCTTTCGCTAGCAGCGCCAGACATGCTAGTTTTTAGTTCTTGAATGAATTTTCGACGCTCCGTTCTCGGTAATTGAGCCTTGGCGAGCAGGGCGTCTAATTTTTTGATTGATGAATTCGGATCGGATTCTTTTTGTTTTGTTACGATATCAGCAGGTAATAATGAATCAGCAAAACCTTGCTCGACCGCATCATTACCGACGATGTAAGTTTCTTTATCCATCATCGATATAATTAGGTTTTTATCCAATCCAGATCTAATTGCGTAAATATCTGACATAGCTAAATCAAATGGTTCGATTGTTTCCGCCACTTCTCGAAAATCATGGCGATTTCCTACAGCGTGCAGCCAGCAATTATGAATCATTAAAAAGCCTGCTCTAGCTATTTGCAAGTCATCCGCTGCCATTGCAATTATTGAGGCGGCCGATGCGGCAATGCCGATTATTTTTACTGTTACTTTCCCACCATGATTGCGAAGAAGATTATAAATAGCAAAACCCTCAAACATATCGCCACCAGGTGAATTGATGTAGACAGTGACATCCTGCTCATGCCCTATCTGACGAAGAGCTGCAGCAATTCGTTTTGCGGTTACACCATCGCCGGTCCAATAATCAAGACCAATAGGATCTAAAATAGATATCGTATTATCTTCTTCTATTTCGGCTCTAATCCCTGATTCCCATTTACTTAAAGCATTTGCGCTCAAATCAAAGGCAACAGGAACCTTTTGCAGCGACTGTGGCGCTACAGGTAAGTTTTGTTTTTTCATTGATAAACCTTAGTTTTTAGATTTTCCAAGCGCATCAATTGGCGCCATTGCGGTTTGAATTGTTAATACGTCAGCATTACCGCCTCGTTTTGGCAGGTTTTCTTTGACTCGCACTTCATCGCGCGTGTAAATACCGTTGTTAACCATAGCTGAATAAAAGCTGGCTCTAGCAGAGCTGTCGCCCTTTAATAAACCATCAAGACTAAATTCAGCATAATATTTACTACGATCTTCCGGAGACAATAGTCGTTTATTAATGGATTGTTGAATTCTTGTTATCCACGGGTTTAGATTAAATGTAACAAACGCTATCATTTGTTGTTCCAATCCCGATCCCCAACTAGTATTTTTTTCAGTGTATCCAATCATCCACGGAGGGACTCGGAACCATCTGCAAATTTCTTCAATACTGAACTTTCTAGATTCAAGTAATTGCGCATCCTCAGGACTAATACCAATTTGTTTTGCTTCTAATCCGTACTCTAAAATTGGAGATTTTCCAGCGTTCATTGCACCAGATATTTCGCGTACGCTCGTTCTAAACTCTTCGCGTTGTTCTTTCTTGATTATTTTATCTGTAGAAAATGCAATGGTGGGCATTAATCCGTTTTTGAACGTACTATTTGCTGCGGCATCAGCCGACATTGCCGAACCGATTACATTGGCTCCGTACTGGATTGGTGAAATACCTGTAATGCCGTCTAATGTAAATGCTCGTGTGTGGAACATGTCATTTTCAGATATTATCCTAGTGTTATTTTTATTAGAATAGAGGTATCGCAGGCTTCCATCATCTTGTATCTGAGGCTCTATAGATTGCGGAAGCAAGAAGTTTATTGAAGAAACTTTATTAGCCGTTCGTTTTATTTCAGCGTAAGCGTTTCCTCTCAGCAACATTGCCGCTAACTCAATTTGCCAAAATTCAAATGGCGTATTGTTATAATTTGGGCTTGAATGTAAAACGTCTTGTAGCTGATGTTCACCTGCAACTCTACGCCCCCCATCCGGCAATCGTTCATAAAGATTTAACGGTAATGTTGAAACGGTGTCGGAAATAAGCCCGACACATGCCCAAACCGCCGATAATCTCAATGATTTATCGACAGATACATTTTGTCCACTTGCTGATTGCCAACCAAAAAAATTTGCCCAGAACTCACTATCAGAGGGTCTAATAACATTACCGCCAGTATCCAACACTTCGTTTCTCGGTGACTTAAAAGAATCACTAAGAACCTGAAAAAAATTTTTAACCATTTGTTAAGCCTCTTTTAATGAAATAAGCCGTTATGAACGAGCATAAAGAGGCTGTTAAAATTGAATACTGATATCCGAATATTTGATATGCAGCAATAATCAGCAATGCAAAGCCAAGCAGGCTAAAAAACACGAATAAAATTAATGCTAGTTTCATATTATTAATACGTCCTGAAATGCGGCTTCAATATCTTCATCTTCGTTATCTTCACTGTTTGCTACGATTAATCCGATACTCATTATTAACGTAATCATCCAGTCGATTTTGTCAGCCGAACGCCGTTTGTCTGGAGCCATATTAAGATTTTCATCTTTTCTGGCAACAATGTTAGATGCGCACCATCGTAAAACTGGATTGTTGTCATGATGTAGCCTGCCTGACATGTAATAACGCTCTGTTGCTTGCATTGCTGGGTGATATGATTTTGTACCTTGGATGAATTGAATCATTGGCAATTCTTGTGCAACTAATCTATTAACTAAATCTGTAGCATTCCAAGGATCGTATGCAACAGAAGCAATATTGAATTGTTCGAAAAGTTCCACTATGTCCCTTTCAACTATTCCATAATCAATAACATTTCCCTCGGTCTGTTTAATATACCCCTTCTCAACCCATCCAGCATAAGGCACGGTGCCGCGTTCAGTGCGATAGGCTATCGCATCAGTAGGACACCACCCCCAGCCAGCGGTATATATTTCTCCGTCAATTTCCCATGTTAGACGAAATGATGTTAGGTCGCTGGTTGAAGATAAATCGAGCGCGCCGTAACACGGATAATTTTTTAATTTTTCTAAATCAACTTCTCCACCGCATTTATCCCATTTCCCGAGATCAATCCAACCGTTTTCAGCTGATGCTGGTTTATTAAGCCGTTTTATTCTAAATTCAGCCATTTTTGACGGCATTTGTTTAGCTTCAACAGCCTCTTTTTTAATTGAGATCAAAAGGTACGGGTTAACATCCATTAGAGGATTAGCCTTAATCCACACCGTCTCATCAAACTCATCATCATCATCATCTAAACAGTAAAAAACCGCCAGAAAGTGATCAGCTTCATTTTTAAAAACACCTTTAAGCAAATCCCTAGCAAACTTTCTAATTTCTTGCCACGGACCAGCATTTACATACCCCTCCGTTGTCGTATAAACGAACAATGGATTGGCTCTAGCCCCCATTGCCGATTGTAATACATTTAATAAATCAGCTGTTTTATGAGCATGTATTTCATCAATAAAAACATGAGATGGGTTTAACCCGTCCTGAGTTGACGCTTTAGCATGAATGGGCTTAAATGACGCGCCAGTTTCAAATCGACTGATTGATTTTGCCCAACACTCAAGACCAAAGCCCTCTTTTAGATCAGTTGTTTTTTCAACCATTCTTTTAGCTGTATTGAAAATTATTGAGGCTTGCGGAAACGTTGTAGCAGCACTTATGACCTGCGCGCCGTCTTCAGGCTCGCAACACAGGCAATAATTAGCTATAGCTGATGACAATGTGCTTTTTGCGTTTTTTCTAGCCACTGCAAACAACGCGGCAGAATATCGCCTTGGATAAAACTTGCCATCATCACCCCATTCTTTGATATTGAGAGCTTCTTTTTTTCTAAATCCAAATAGTTGAACAACAAAAAAAACATGTGATGGGTGCATAATTATTGTTGGACAATCCCATTTCCCCTCAACGTGTGGTAGCTTCTCTATAAAATCGCAGGCATCATTAGCGTGCCACTCATCAAAAAAAAACGGACAATTTTTTTTGTCCGCTCTCTTTAAATCATCCAAAAACCGTTTGGCTGCCTGCCTAATTAATTTACAATGCGTTTTGCGTTTTTTATCATTTATAGCATCCATCGCATAATCAATTGCTATTTGAACAAAATTGCGCATAATTTAGCTCGCCCTCCGTTTTCCATTTGTAGCAAACTTATTGCCAATATTTTTGTCACCCTGCGCAGTGACCTTGCTTCTACTTGCTGGTGTCATACCAAATTCTGAGAACAGCGCCTTCAATGCTTGATGTTCTGACGCTGTTATTTCCATATCAGCTTTTGCTTTTTTTCTAAACATTTGCCACGCAACGCATAGTTGTTCTAGCGGGTACAAATCAACCACTTGCAATACTTTTGTATTTACCAGCTGTGGACCTAAATTATTCCACATTTGAATACCATCGATATTTAAATGAAGTGGCGCTTCAGGGAAATCATCAATTAAATCAAATTTAGGTACATCTTGAATTTCTCGGTCGGGGCGGTCGGTACCTGCGATCACCTTTAAATTGGGATCAGTCCGTTTTCTGCCCATGTTACATCCTCCTAAAAATCGGATTATTAATTTTGACGGCGTGAAAATTTGATTAGGCGGTCGGTGTCCAGCTGAAAGTTATAGACTTTTAACCCACCCCTCCTTTTTTTAGTCTTCGTGCTGTTTTCTTTTGCTGTTTTCTTCTTATGGCATTCACTATTAATAGCCCGTAGATTGGTTTCATCATCCGTGCCACCTCTGGACAATGGAATAATATGGTCAACCTCGTTAGCAATCCTAATCAATCCTAATCGTGTACAATCATCACATTGACAGAGATAGTTGTCCCTCTCAAGAATCGCTATGCGCAATCGTCTCCATGGTCTACCACCTCTTCCGTTTCCCCATGACTGTTTAACTCTAACCTTAGCTATATTGTTTTTACGATGAGGGTTAAATACTTTGGGTGATACTGGCATAATTTCCCTTAATAATAAACCTAACTATTTTTCAAGATTAAATTGCCATCTCAATTAATTGTGGTTGCTGTTGTTATTCAATTCAATATCAACTAGGTTGCTAACCGCTTTACTATCCAATTTAAAATCAACATGCATAATTGCTGGCTGGTTGGGTTTCGTCTCGATGGTAACAGCAACTTGGTTAGATAAAAGCTGTCCATCTACTGAAATACCGTAGCCATAAAATTTACCATTATTATATAAATGGGCTAATTGAATTTGTTTCATTTATTTTTACCTAGGCGAGCATGATTAACTTAGACGTTAATGATACGTAAAGCTTGATGTTGTTTCTTTCTCTTCTGATTTCATTAAAATGAAACTGCTCATTAGATTGTTTAATATATCAATCCCTGATTGATTTAAATAAAAAGTAGTACCAATTTTTAATGAACAGCCTTCTTTTGTTTTGTTTAGATCAATCATTGATCCGTACATACACATACGTTCAAATTCGGAAAGATGTTGTTCATAGTATCCCTCCAAAAATGAGGCGAGGCTGTCAGGTTCTAATTCTAGATCTCCTAAATGGTGCTTAAAAATATTATCGCCATTTGTTCTAATGAGATGCTCTACATATGAGATACTAACAATGCGAGCATAAAAAATAGGGTTTTTATTATTATCCATGATAGTTACCGTTATGCAGCTAATATAAATTTGATCTGACCTTTTGTATTAAATATTGTTGAACATCGAGCCTCAAAATCTTTGTAATCAATACAACCTTTCGCGATGGTTGTTATTGCTATCAACTGGTCTTCTACTGCTTTTAGTGCATCTGTTTTTAAGAATTGATGGATTTTTTCGCCTTTCTTAGTGCGCTCCTTGATACTTTGATAAACCTTTTTAGGTAACACTACGTCATAAACCCACTTTTGAGTTATCAGTCCGAATAATGATGGGCAACCACCAACATGATTATTGAATGGTAAATTAGTCATTTTTGACAATGCCTGATAAAAAGGTTGTTGGAATCGTTTTTCCCATGTTTGAGGTTCACTATGAGTTAATATTGCTAATACTTGTTCATCTGTATAAGTAATTTTTTGAGAGCGAATAAGTTTATCAATTTGCTCATCGCACCATATTTCAAAGTCAATAGACAACCAACGTGCAAACCTAACTGCTAATTTAGGATGAATCCAAGTGCCGCCATCATATTTACCTCTTTTGGTTTTTAAATACGAGATTTCACCGTATTTAGATTGTAACGCTTTGATGTAATTAATTGTATCTGGAAGTCTTAGCCAATCGTTTGGGACCTTGTTGAACTTTTTAGCCGCTTCTGTTGCGTTAATCCATCCATCATCATTGAAACCAACTTGATGACCCTTAAAATCGAATTTAATAATATTCATATTATGTCCTTTATAGAATGAGCCTAAGTCACACAGAATAAACAGCCCCAAGAGTTCAGACATTAGCTGTCATTCTCTTAGGCTCATTCTGTAAAGCTCTTGGTTAATATTTGCCGTGTGATGGCATTATGATTGATTGAAAAGTGAATTGTGTTTGTGGTGTTTCAAACATTTTAGGCATAAAAAAACCACCAATTAGGTGGTTATTGTTTGTTAATTCGATTGCTATTTTTTCTTGTTATTGAAAGGATGTATGATATCCTCCACCCAACATACCGCAAATATGTATGCAATTAGAAAAAATTCAGCTGAAAATATTATAAAATCATTTTCTACGTCACGGAAGAAACCTGTGCCCATAAGAATACTTGCGTGCGTTCCCGCTAACAAATACGACCAGATTATCAGAAGTCTTCGCTTCCACCTTAACGGTTTGTTATATTTATAATCCTTTTCAGTGAAACGAGAACGGCGGAAATAATAGCAAGCGCACAGGGTAACTATCGATAAAAAATAATAAATAAAAATAATAAACATCAATAATCCCTTATATCATTCAATTTTATATTGTTCACCGTTAGGGCGCGTACATAAATAATAGTGCGGAGGCACTTCATCAGCAAATGTCATAACTATAACTATTTGACAGCTATCCGCTAAATCCCGCACATTTGTAATTGTTTCAGACTCAGGAACAACTAGCGCGGGCTCATCAGTTTCTTTATTATAAAAGAAAACATTTTTAACGTCATTAAAAATGCTGGACAATGAGGCTATATCAACGGCTACTTCACCTGCCAGCGCTAACTTTTTCATTTGCGTATAATGTCTAACTAGATCCTGACGCCCGTAATGCCATAATTTTCTGATAGGCGTCCCTAATTCGTCCTTTTTAGGTACTAGTTTGAGTTTGCCACGCACAGATATTCCTATATCAACCAAATCATAAACCAGCGTTCCTACTGACTCAGGCATACCTAATTCCCGAGCTGCTGCCTGATAGGTGGATTTCAAAAAACCGTCCTGACCAGTTACGCCCTCCTGTATGCTGTTCAAACCATGAGCGCCAACATATGCGCCAATTACACAACCGAACCCAGTTGTGCACATAGCCGCACCAGTTGCAATCATAGCTAAACCACCAAAAATGGACAATCCTCTTAATATCCATTCTCTTGATTGTTCGCTAAGACTTTTTTCTTCTTCCTTGATTTTCCCCGCGCCCTCTTCATACGTCATAGCGCCACTGTCTACCTTTTCAACAATATCATTAGCAAATACTTCGACTTCTTGCTTGAATGCTTGCTTAATATCATCATGATATAAGTGCTTTTCGCATAATTCATCAGCACATTGTAAGAGACGGCGTGCATCAATTCTAATTAAATTGTTTTCGTCATTATTTGCGGAACTCAATTGTTTTTGATTACCAGCAAACGAATTAGATTGGGCAGAGCCACTACTAACCCCGACAAATATAGTGCTATTTAAGGCGATGATTCTATGCCCACCGACTGGCGTACATTTACACGCAACAATACAGCCATCATAGGCAACGGGTTTGCCATCGATAATAAAGTTGTCTGCTCCCTCTATAATTCTGCCTGTGCTTCTACATTTAGGACAGGAAACAAAATCACCTAATAGAGCAACACCATCCATACCACAATAACCGTTTCCTGACGCTGTGATAATCCTACCGCCATAATTGGTTGCATCACCCAAAACAGCTACTTGCTTGGTCATATTACACCCTCACATTATCGTTATAGCCACTGTGAATATGTATATAGTTTATACAAATTAGCTATATTAATCTGATTTTTTGTGTTAAATAGTGTTAAGCAATGTAAAAATCAATGTCTCTGATTAATTATGTAGTATTTTAGAATTGGAATTGTGAGAATTTTATTAATTCCCACCGTTTGGTGTGATCGAGACGATCAATCATCATTATTAATCTCCCGAATGGCTCTTTTATCCCTATTACACATCTCAATAACATTTAATAGATGTTCGTTGTACCTGACGCTATCACCGAATGTCATTGATTTAGGCGGTAGTTTAGGTACACAATCATTTAATAGATTTGCTGGTATCGGTTGATTGCCGTAAATTTTTCGCTCGGTTGTACAGGCTGTTAGACACAGCATTAGGCACAAACTGATTAGCGCAATCATTATTTTTGAGTTGCTCATTGATTTGCTCCTGCCGTTCTGTTGATTCGTTTTCTAACTGGCGTTTTGATTGCTCGTTATCTGCGATGATTTGATTATTTCTGGCGATTGTTTGCTGTAGTTGCTCGATTTTATTGGTTAACTCTAATCGCTCGTGTTCGAGCTGTTTTTTTTCCTGATAATTGTTGTAACCGAAATAAACGATTAACATAAAACTAACTACAATCAACGCCATAAATGATAATTTTGATTTATCCATTATTGAACGCCCTGAAACGCGAGACACAGCAATTTTTCCTGTTCCCGACGTTTAACTAGACCATTTAAAACAATTCCACCTGATTTATTCCAACGAGGAAACTCATTACATGCAGCTCGATAATTTCCGTTATTCAGGTATTTAAACATTGTAGAGGCGCGCATTTTGGTACAGCCCACATTGAACGTAATTGAGGTTACTGCATCAAATACAGGCTGAGGTAAATGGAATCCGTTAGCATATCGATTAACGCATTTCTCGGCAGCTTTGATATCATCAACCCAGCGCCTAGCGATTTCCTCGTCTGTATAGCGTTTTTGCTCTACGTTGCCAGTTGAACCAATACCAACGGTTAATACACCTGCTGGGCAATTATATGGCTCTCTAATGCAGGATTCAGCATTTCCAATTAGTTCTAGCCCTGCTCTACTGGTCCTGATTTCATCTGAGTAATTTGTTAGAACAATACCGATAATAGCCGAAACACTACAAATCGCAGTCGTCGCTATTTTTTTCATGTTTCGCATAGTATTGCTCTCTCAAATTTTTTTTATGATAAAAATCTCTGCGCTTGTAAATCCAATTAATGATAAATGTGGCTATTGATATAATAATACCGATAATAATAGCGATATCATTTAGACTCAGAACTCCAAACATAGAGCATGTAACTCCCCAAAAATAGGAAATAGGTGACGTGTATTTGTCCATATGAATTTACGATTGTTAGTTAATAGAGTGACAGCGTACTAGCTAATGATTAATGGTGTGTGTGTCTAGCGTTGCTGTCGATGCTGTGAAACCTCAGGACTGAGGAATTAAATAAAAACAGCAATCAGCGAAATTACTATATGCAGTGTTGTTAAAATAAATGCTGATTGCCGAAAACGGGCATAAAAAAACCGCCATTTAGGCGGTGCAATTAATTACATTTTTCGGTAATAAATCTATTATCATTACCCTGAATTCGTTCTATTTGTTTGTTGCGTTCGCATTCCCATTCATCAGGCGGATACGTGTTATCCCACGCTGTCATTAATTTGCTCTGCCCGTCAGATAAATTGATATTGTATTTATCCTGCATGTAGAAATATGTGCGCGCGATAGTACCCCGAATTTCCTCACGAGGTTGAAATTGACGCTGTTTAAAATCTACGGCGGTTTGACATTGACCGTATTGGTCGAACGTTTTAGTAAATTGTGAGTAACGATAATTTGACCTGTCACCGTTTACCTCACCGATAGACGGCTGGAGATTATGCAAATCGCCTTCCATAGCATTAAATATTTTGTCTTTCTTGCACTCTTTACGCCCACCATTGCGCCAACATTGTAGATGTCGCCCAAAATTCTCGGCAGGCATAACATGCTCCCATTCGATGCGAGATGCGCGCTCCTGATTTTTTCTCGGTGTATATCCACATTTACTGAAATCAACAACACCTTTTTTATCATTAAATACGAATTCACAACCGCAATAAAATGTGGTTTGTTCTGGGTTTGCCGTGTAGATTTTTACTAAATGATTTTTTGCATTATTGAAATTTTGCTGAGCAGAGAATGCCGCTGTAGAGATTAAACAAAACGTGATTATTATGATTTTTTTTACGAATTCCATTTCATTGACTCATAAATTTTAGATAATAAAAAGCCCAACTTTTGATTGGGCTTGTAAGTTATGCGCTATAAACCGCATTTTTACTACATTATCCGTTTAAACGTTTAAACAGTCAAGCATTTAACATTAATTTTATGAAAAAATACCATTTTATACTTGCCGTAATTGTTTCTTTTCTAGCTGTTGTTTAAACATCGAGGCAACAAAAGCACCGTCGCCAAAATGATCATGAGTTTTAACTCCAAAATCTGAACCTAGCATTTTAAAAACATCATATAATCGATTGTCTATATAGAAATCATTCAACCAAAGCATATGGTGAACCAGACAGATTAAATTTGTTCGATTAACCTCAATCATGTCTTTTCTTGCTTTTGTAACTCCACCCAACCACTTAATAGCCTCGTCGAACTTACTAGCAAGTAAATCTTGGTAACGTGGTATCTTGAATTGTTCATAGAATTTAGAATAGATGGCTTGATGATGCTCACCAGTGCGATATGAACGTTCATTAACAGCCTGTTTAATTGCCTGCTGCTGTTCGATTGAAATAGTTTCACTTATACCAATTTCTTTGTCAGCTAAATCTAGTAACCATTTACGCACTTCTTTTGCCACTTCAGTTTTAGCAAGCATTGCGATCAGATGCGCTCCTCTAAGCGAAAAAATCCTTACAGTTTGTATAAGGTTATTCGGGGCGGTCAATTTGACCGTCTCGGTCATTTTGAGAGTAAATTCGTCAGAGTTACGATTATAAATCTTTGTTACTGAATCAGCACTTTTATATTGAAGTAATTTAGCTAGTTCGCTTGATGTGATCCATATTTGGTTATTGTGATTAACTGATTGAATGGTCGTATTATGAAAAACTAATGAATTAGACATAATGCAGTCTCCGTACTAATAATTTCAATAAATCACCACCGCAGAGGCTAATCATTGGAGGTGAACTGAATAAGGTTAGCCTTACCGCTAGTACGAAGCGGCGCTCTTTCGAGCCCTCACCCAGCCCACCATAGAATAGATGCAACTAAGCTTTACGCATAAAAATACCGCTGACGCGGTTTATACGTCGTACTGAACAGTAGGAGGCTAATCCTAACGTTAGATTTTGCTAACGTTTTTTCAATATACATCTTAATTATATTCATTGTCAACTATGCGACCTTTGGAAACAATTCAATAATATGACCTCTGACAAAACACTCTGCAGCTAACAATATCTTTGTAATTTCGGTTGTTTGCTTACCCAAAATTCTAGCTTGTTTACTGCATGATATTTCACGAAGATAAAAGGAAGTTAGAATCGCCCAATGTTCGACATTATCCGCTTTAAGGGTTAACACCGCATTATCAACAATTTGCGCTTCTTCTTCGGTTAAATACTGACGATAATCAAAATCTCTAACAGCACCCTCAATACCCGCTGATTTTGAGGGATATTCGGTTCCTATACGCTTTAAAATGCGTGTGTTTTTCCATGCTGTCAGAATATCTTTAGTTTCTCTCACTGCGTCACCTCTATCTCATTAATTATAATTTGCCCAGTTTCACCCCAAATTTTAGTCGCTCGACCGTCCCATACACGGCAATCTTCGTCAAAAATAGCGTCAAGTAATCCTTTCTCTAAATTATCCTTATCGGGTCTTTGTTGGTGCGGCTTCCCTTTCATTTCTGCACGTTTTTTATTACTCCATGATTTTGGCATTGGAATAACAAAAATAACGTGATAATTACATTCTGGTATAGTCACACCTTTCAATTTGCATTCATCTTTGAATGCTAAATAATTTAATACTGGTTTGCGTTTAGCCCACCGATCTCGTTGTGTCATTCTAGGTTTTGGAACTGGCGTAATGTTATAAATCATATTTTCAAATACCCATTCTTAATGAGTGCATCTATCGTTCTCATGACGCCCTCAGCGTGAGCTAATCGAACAAATTCGGATTCAAATAATCGTGTTCTGCGGTCTATTTCGTCATGACATGCTGAGCACGCCCATGCGCCCTGTAAATCGTTTGGTTTCATACCTATACCGCATGTACCAGCTAATCGATAATGAGCTAATACAGTGGTTTCGGTGTTGTGATTACAGCATGGTAACCGCACCTGACACTCTCTACCTCTCGCCAATTTAGTTAGCCTGCTCATCGTTAACCCTGTTTAAATTATGCTGATTAATGTATTCTCTGCGTTGTTCTCTAACTATTGCGATTGCTCGTTCTAATTCTTGCTCTTTATCATCGTATAGTTTCAGTTGTTCTTTGTGTTTGTTAGTCATTATTTTCAGCCTCTTTTATCATTTGCTTAATTTCTTCAATGCTTGACGTGCAAAGATATCGGAATCCGTTTATCTCGTTGTTACTGCTAGTAATTATTTCTGTTTTGAAATCTGTTGCATCATCCGCACTTATTAGCGAAACAATACAGTCAATACAGATTGAAACTTGACGCTGCATCACTAGCTTTTCTCTTCGATAATCTATAATTGTCACATCAACAAATTTTTTCTTACTTGTTTTACTTGATTCCGCTCTTTTAATTACATCTTTTATTAACTCTGTTTGTAATTGCTCAAACTGTTTATCTGTTAATTTAATTTCCATCATGCTACCTTTGATAATTGGTCTTTGTACCAGTCAAATATTATTAACTCTGTTTTAGCTGTTTCGCTCCATTTAACGCCTTGCTCAGCACCAAAGGCGTACGCTAATTCAAGCAAATTACTAAACTCTTTTTTGCTCATAGTTCTTGTTGACTGACCCAAAATAATGAATCCCGTGCCGTCTAAATTGGGCACGGTTTTCTGCCCTTTTAGCGTTGCGGTAAAAACGTGCTTCCATTCCTCTGGAGTTAGTTTCAGACTATGCCAAACGACCTGCTCTGATATATCTGTCAATGTTGCCCACATGCGGGCATTTTGTTCTAGCGTTCTAGTCATTTCTTGAATACAAACTACCAGCGGATTTTTGCTATCTGTTGGCAGGGAGCGAATGAACGAAATTAGATTTTCTTTTACCGTTCCGTTGACCAGCTTAAATATTTTCTTGTTTGCCATTCTTATTAACCTCATAATCCCAACACAAATGGCGATATTTTTTAAACAGGATTTCGAACTGATTGGCTTTTGCTATATCCTGATGCAAATCATCTTTTTTACCCGCTCTGATACGATATTTCAGAGCACAGCCGAGACAAAACCCTAGAAACTGCTCAACCGTCATTGCACGCGCGATAATCTCTATAGATTCAATGCCATCAAATAGCTGATAATGTTTTGGATTTGTAACATTCATGTCATAACTCATACTAAACCCTCACACACTGAAAATTACGCACCTGTACAGCGATTTTTGGCGCGCCATACATTTTTGCTAATGATTTTTCTGTCATTCGAGAATCACAATTAGATAGAAAACTCGCCCACGCTTGCCAACCTTTCTTAACTTCTGCTGTTATTTGATATTTTCTAGCCATTTTTTTATAAACTCCCTCAATATTTCTTTTTCTTCATCTGTAAATTTCTTTGCTCTTTCTGCTAACTCATATTTAATTTTTGCTACATTTGCGCCTCGTGCTTTAATCTCTGTCACATAGTCATATGCTATTTTGTCTAGCATGTGATGCTGTCCTAGTGGGCAGAGGTTAACTTGCCTGTGCATATTTGCGCTCTTTTCTTACTGGCTCGATGTTCGATTGTGCATAAGCCTCTGCTTGATTTATCTCATAAATTCGAGCGTTCTTAATTCCAGCGAATATCTTGTAATTACTAGCGCCATGACGATTGTAGGCAACAATAATCTCCATCAAGTTTTTATCTGCCTGTTCGTTGTAAACTGAATCACGATAAATACCGATCCAGTAATCGCAATCCTGTTCAATTTGCCCTGTATCTCGGCTATCACTTGGGACAGGTCGTTTATCACCTCTAGATTCCAGATTTCGGTTTAACTGTGTTAATAAAACAACAACGCAATTTAACTCTTTAGCCAGCGCTTTAAGACCTTTAGTTATTACTCCATAGGCTAAATCGTTGCGTTGATCGTCTCCCTTTTCTTTATCCATGAGAGTGAGATAATCGACCATGATCATTCCAATCTGTCCCTTAGCTTTAGCCATTCGTCTTGATTCTGATCTGATGTGTGATAGCGTAATTGCTGGTGTATCATCAATGTAAATATTGTCAGTGTCGGATAGCTCTTTGAGGTGATGCATAACTCGTGCAAATTCTGAGTCAGCACCCAAACCACCGTCATAAAAAATATCGGTATTTACACCTGATTCCTGCGCTAAAATGTTTTCGAGCATTTGCTCGTCCTGCATTTCGAGCGAGAACATCAACACTGGTAATTTTTCATTCATTGCACAATGACGTGCCATATTGATTTCAAATGTTGTTTTACCCATTTTTGGACGAGCACCAACGACAAATAACGAGCCTCGAACCAAACCTTTTGGCGATAATTTTTCATCTAACGCTTTTATCCCAGTAGATAATCCTCTTGCGCTATCAGAATTATCTAAACGTTTTTCAAGCGTCTCTGTCCATTTGTCAGCGATTGTATTTAGTGATTTAAGACCTAATGTTTTGCCAGTTTTGTTATAGTCGTCAATTTGAGTAAATAGCGATTGAATAGCTGATAGTTTTTCACTAGTTGATAAATTGGATTTTTCATAAATCATGGCGCTACAATCGTTTAATTTTTGCAATGTGTATCGTTCGATCGCCTTGTCTCGAACAATTCCAGCATATGCAATAACATTCACCATTGATGGCGTGTTTTTAGATAATTCAGCTAAATACGCTAAACCGCCACATTCCGACAATTTGCCATTTGCCTCCAATGCATCTGATACAGTAATCAAATCAACAGGATAATTTTTTCGGCTCAATTCTATAATTTGGCTAAAAATCATCTGGTGTTGTTTGCTATAGAATGAATCCGCTTTTAACTTGCTGATTGCTCTTTGGCAGCGCTCTGATTGAAAATCTAACATCATTGAGCCAAGCACGGCTTGTTCAGCAACTAGGTCATGTGGGATCACGTTCATAGCGTACCCTCCACAACTTTCAGGTATGTGCTCGGTTTTATGATGTAATCGAAATCAGCACGCCAACCTCGATCGTTTTCACCAAAGTAAAATGGTTTTGCATGGTCCACAAAATCATAAAAATAATTAGCCAAGTTTTGGAATGTTGGTTGTTCAAGTTCTTTGAGTAATTTCTTCACTGCGTTTTTTCGTGCGGTGGTCATTTTTTGAATTTGAGGTAATCTGTTTTCTACAGCATCGTTGTATGCATCCATGACTAAATCAAAATCAATTGAATTTTTATTTTTTGGTGCAGATTGGTCATCGTCAGATGACATATTATTTTTATTATTACTTTCTTGTTCTAATACTTTATTGTTCTGTTGGTCAATCTTTTGGTCATTTGATTGGTCGCGTCGTTGGTCATTAACCTCATTTGAAGCATTGGTACTATTAGCTTTGTATTGGTCATTAGGTTGGTCAATCTTTTGGTCATTTGATTGGTCGCAAAAATATGACTGATACGCGTCATAATTTATGATAGTTATAACCGTGCCCAAACGATTGCCAAGCTTAGAAATCATGCCTTGATTTTCGAAAAATTCTAGTGCTCTACGGATGATTGTAGAGTTAACAGGTTTACCACCAATTTCAATTTGGTTAGCTAAAATTTCCCTAGTTGTAACTAGTTGTCCGCGAGACAAATTCCAATCAGCGCCTTTAAAATTAACGGTTCTACTCTTGTAACTTGCGTCAAGTAATAAGTTTTCCCACAGCGTGCGTTTAATAGCGCATTTAGCCCAATCAGCGTGTCTAATGCTACGGCTCAATGCGATATAACCTGTTTTAAAATTACTCATGTTTACGCCTTTTTTAGCGTTATAAAAATCGATTACTTTTGCCGTGGACATGATTTACCCCTTTTAGCTGCTTTAAAAACTTCTACAAATCGCTTTCCGAATTCTCGGTTATGTAATGCGATCATCGCAAACTCGTCGGGTTTATCTGCCCGTTGACATGTTCTGTAATATGATTTATTCTTTCTCATGTGAATTACTCCGATTCAGTGATCACCCGCCACTAACCGCTAATTAGTGGCTTTTTTATGCCATTTCATCAATCTCTAAGTATTTTCTTGCTAACGTTTTTATTGATTTAAGTTCGGCTTGTGACACTTCCAACGAGTCATCAGGCACGACTTTTAATCCCAAGCAAGTTATTAACTTTGAAATCATTGGAATATCGTCATTTTTTAATCTAGATATCTTTGACTCGCTCACTCCTAACTCTATTGCAATAGAGGTCTGCGTTTTCTCTGCAAGACGTTGCAAAATCATGCTCTCAATCTTTCTCGATCTTTCATCTGATTTATTTAATAATCTTTCCATTGATTTGAACTCTGTTATTTTTTCGATACAAGGAACTGTCTACTTTTAATTTTCCATTAGTAAATTCTTGTAGACGATATGCGTTTTTTTCTGGGATTATTTCGCCCCACTGAGAAACAGCAGCAGGACTTATCATCAAAGCATCAGCTACTTTTTTGGGGCTTTTAAAATAATTAATAACTATTTTTTTTAGCATAATTAAAAACTCATTAGTTTAAGAATTCTAAAATATTACATTGTTAGAAATCTTAAGTCAATATGATTTAAGATAACTTAAACAATATAAAGAGGTGTCTTATGGCAACAGAAACAATTGGTCAAAGAATACGGAGGCGAAGAAAGACTTTAAATCTTACGCAAAAAGACTTAGCTAAATCTTTACAGGATGCTAGCCATGGTTCGATATCGCAATGGGAATCAGATACTACATCACCAAGCGCTAAAAATTTATTCGACTTATCAATAGCACTTGAGTGTGATTTTGCATGGCTTCTGAATGGAGGAGAAGAAACTAATGTCGTACCTGCCTCATTAAAATCTTTCAAAGTGCCGTTAATTAGTTATGTGCAAGCAGGAGTATGGACAGAGTCTTGTGAACTTAGGGATTCAACTGGATTTGAGTATATTATGACATCATTAGAATTATCAGCTAAAGCATTTGCATTACAAATAAAAGGCGACTCAATGGAGCCAGAATTCAAGGAAGGTGATGTTGTTATCATAGATCCAGCCATTAAACCTATTCCTGGTGAATTTGTTGTGGCAATGAATGGCGAATCAGAAGCCACATTCAAGAAATATCGCGAATTAGGACATGATGAACACGAACGAATGCAATTCGAACTCATCCCGCTTAATCCGGACTACACAATCATGAGTACATTAAAACAACAAATTAGAATAATTGGTACTATGGTTGAGCACAGAATATTTAGACGTAAAAGATAATAGTTCCAAATAGAACACGGCTAACCGCTTCGGCGGTTTTGAATATAACAAAAACAGATAAGAGGAATCAGGTAAGGAGAGTATATGGCATCCATAATTACTTTTATAAATATGAAAGGTGGAGTAGGAAAAACAACCTTATGTGTTGGTATTGGCGATTATTTATCCGAAAAAATGAATAAAAAAATTTTAATAGTTGATCTAGATCCTCAGTTTAATTCTACTCAATCTTTATTAAATAAACACAATATGGTTGAATTGTATTTTGACGAGTTGTTAAAAAATGAAAAAACAATTAGAAAAATATATAAGATTCCCAATAGCATTAATGAGCGAGTCCAACCGCCAAGCAAAGCAGATGTAATTGTAAATCTAACTAAAAATCTAGATATCATTCTTGGTGATATTAATATTATTTTTGACGATTCAAATAGAGATATAAGGGTAAAAAAATTAAAAAAATTTATTGATGATAATAATCTTCGAGATGAATATGATTACATCCTAATTGATAGCCCTCCTACTATATCTTTGTACACTGACACCGCACTAGTTGCATCTGATTTCTATTTAACCCCTATAAAAATTGATCAATATTCACTTCTTGGAGCGTCAAGTCTATTAACAGTCATAAAAAACCAGATAGAAAATTATGAATTAAAAATTAAATCATTAGGCTTTATTTATACAAACGTTGAAGATTGTATGACAGATAAAACTAAAAAAATCAAAAATAAGTTTGAAGCCTACCCTGATTTTTCTGATTTTTATTTTTTTAAAAATAAGTTATCATTTGTCCGAGATTTAATGGTTGGAATGAGTGGCAATATACTATCTAGCTATCAAAAAAGCAGGAATGACGTGTCATTAATCTGTCAAGAGTTGGAAGATAGAGTTAACTCTTTACGAAAAGAGGGAAATGATGAACAGTAAAGAAATAAAGCAACTAATTGGCTTATTGGTTTCCGCTACAAATAATTCTACATTGTTTGTAGGTGTTACTGCTAAAATTTTATTATCAAAACAAATTTTTAAGAAAAATATCGATTTATCTATATTTATTCAAGAAATTTTTGATATTTCTTTTCTCAATTATGTAATCAGATCAAGAACATTAATTTTGGCTAGGGTAATTAAACACATTAACCAATTAAATGACAAAGAAACAACAAAGTTGGCAATAAAAATGCATAATTACCTCATAAAGCAAGGGATATCAGATACTAATAAAGAAAAAGAAAAAGAAAAAGAAAAGAAAGTAAAAAATAAAAAAAATAATACACTAGACTTTATGGATAAATGGATCTTTGGAATTATGTCTCAAAAAGATGAAAATATTAAATAATGACCCATTTGGAATAAAAAAAGAAATAAATTTGCTAAGAAATGATTTTCTGGAACTTGGCTTTCCCGAAAACGAGCGTAATTCACTAATAAAATCAGTAAAATTTATCCTTTTTTTTAAAATACTTTCTAACTATCGGGAAGAAAATAATTTTTATATCAACATGGTTTATGATTTATTGAATGCCTTAGTTTCAATCATAAATAATCAAGATCGATATTTCCATTTAAGTATCAGATCATCCATTGAACAAATGGCTAGAATAGATCTTAACCGAGACGTTTCAAATAAAAATTCTTGTATGATACATATCAATGATTTTGCATATCTTAAAAGCAATGGATGCAGAAAAGCTCAAGAACATTGGGAAAAGTTATATGAAAATTATAAAAATGCATGTTTATATGTTCACGGCTCTCCAGATTCAGGAATAGATTTCATTGCTTCATATAATGAGCTAAGAAACAATAAATTAAAATTAAATATAAAGCAATTTATTAAACGTCTTAATGCAGTTTGCTTTCACTTAATTAATATATCAAGTATCCATGATAAAAATTTAATTCAAGAAATTTTTTGGAGAAATAAATCCGACTTAATATATCTTTTAGGAGAAAAACTACATTATCAGTTATACGATAATAAAATAGAAAAACGCGATCAATATTAAAAAGCTCCTTTCGGGGCTTTTTTTTCACGCCTAAAATTCTCATCCATAGCTTTAAAACACTTCATTAATTAAAAAATAATTTGCAATTCAAAATTACTCATAACCCGCATATTAAAAATCAAGCTATAGAATACTTAAATTTATTTTAGATTTCTTAAATATTTTATTGACAAATAATTTTAGATATCTTAAATTATCACACATCAAAACAAATCAACCTACCAATCAATTAGCAATACTATGAGTTACTAATTAGGTAGCAAGATTTAAGTAGCTAGCAGAGGCATATGAACATACTGCGGTTTTGGAAAGTAGCAATCACAAGAGTACGCATCGGGTGAGCGACGCAATCACTCCTAGCCTCGAGAGAGACCGACTAGCCATCAAGTTCTTTAGTAAACAGATTGCTAATTAGTATTCAAATCAAAGCCCATTTTAACAAGTGGGCTTGAGTTTGAAATTACTGACAGCTGGAAAGACAGCCTACATCCTTTGCCCTCTTTATGAGGGCTTTTTTAAGGAATTATTCAAATGGATAAAAAAATTAAAGAAGCTAATGATTTAACTAACAAATTAATCTCTGATGCTGTTAAAAATATTCAATCAAATAATGACGATTACATCATAGATTATTTTGCTGAATTAATATCATCAATCAAAATTAAACTTGGTGCTACACAATTCAAGGATTCAAAAGACGCATTAAAGTTAGAAATTAGTATTCGACCAGATTCTATGAGCGTTCTAGATAGCGCAATAGTTTTTGCTAGAAGAATCATATATCTAAATTTAATGCTAAAACCAATCACGGCTTGGCGCTTGCCGTAAAAGCGCTATTCATTATCAACATCCTTTTGCCCTCTCATGAGGGCTTTTTTTAAAATAATTCTTATGGAGAGGTGCAGTGGACGGAGTGACTACCGAAAGCAATTCAAATAATTATAGCAGATACGCCCGCCTAGCGTTTTATTGAAAAAAATCTGTAGAGGTTGTGCTGTCTAGTCAACAGCGCCTCGCCATAAGAATTATTAAAGTTACTACATCCACGTGCCCTCTTACGAGGGCTTTTTTACAGGAATAAAACAATGAATTACACAGAATGGAAACAGGAATATTTAGAGTGTTTGATTCAGTTAATAAAACAGCATGAATATTCAAAAAAATACAGTAATGATTCTATTAATGAGCTGGTAATTGAATTACTGGAGCGTGGTGGATTTGATGAATATTTTGGACACTGGGAGGTAACTCCTCCAGAACAGGCAGTGCAGGAAAGTTTCCTGTTATGGTTAACAGATTATTTTGAGGAAGAAAACAATGACTAATAAAGAAGTTATAGCGCGATTGAAGCAAAAGAATTGGTATGTTAAGTGTCAGAATAAACAGGACGCTGGGTTGGTATTACAGGCGTGTGACGATGCAGGTATAAAATGGCTGTCAGGGGAAAAGGCAACGGCATGGGATTTTGATGGATCATACCCGTTATATATCGATTTTTGCAATGCTATTTCCGGTATAACTGGCAACCTCACTGGTAGTTATACAGGAAATTGCACAGACATCACCGACTGGTTTTTCAATGCTATAAAAAATAACGACGACAACGGTAAATTAACACCACAGAACACAGAGCAAGAGCATTATGTGCAAATCCTGTTAGCAAAGATGCAGGGGATTCCAGTTGAGTTTTGGTATGATTTTGACCAAATATGGGATGATTCTAATAGCGATTCGATCAGCATTAGTGTCAAATACCGCATAAAATCAAAACCAACACCTATCCCTGTTTCTCGTAAGACATGGAAGAAAATAACTAAAGAATTTCGATTCATAGTTATGGATAAAAATGAGCACTTTTATCATTGCAAGAAAGCGCCTAAAAGAGTTGATGGAGAGTGGCTTCTATCTGAAGTTGAACATATAAAAAGCCCTCTTGTTTTCAACTCTGACGGCATCGACTGGAGGACCTCATTAACCGAACGACCAGAGGGGGTATAAATGAAAACATTACCGACTGATTATGTCGGTTGTACAAACGTTACAAACCGACACAAGAAATTGACTAAGGGCGACAAGGTGTACGCCTTTTTTTCTGCCCTAATTTTATTGTTTGGTATTTTATTTATATTGTTTAGTTGGATGTTAGATATCGCGTCGAGGTGATTACATGAAATGGGAAGAGATTTATCAGTTACTGTCAATCCAAGAACGAATGATAGTTGATATAGCAGAGGCTTACAAGGTTGATTTAACAAAATTAGCTAATTTACAAGTTCAAAAACAAGAAAACGCCACGCACATGATGGAGGAATTATATGGTAGAAATTAGAAAGGCAGTTAGGAAAAAAGCGAAATTAAGATTAGGTATAGCCGCACCCAGTGGCGCAGGTAAAACATATTCATCTTTGCTGTTGGCGTTTGGTTTGGGTCAAAAAATTGGTTTAATCGACACAGAACAAGGTAGCGGTGATTTATATGCTGATTTGGGCGACTATGACATTATTCAAATTGAAGCCCCCTACACTATTGATAAATATCTACAGGCAATTAAGGCGTTCGAGCAAGCTAATTATGACGTAATTATTATCGATAGTCTTTCTCACGCATGGGCAGGCGATGGCGGTTTATTGGATAAACAAGGGAAAATCGCAGATAGTGGCAAGGGAAATGGCTACACAGCTTGGAGAAGCATCACGCCGGAGCATAATGCGCTAGTTAATGCAATGCTAGCAAGTCCATGCCACATTATCGCAACAATGCGAAGTAAGCAAGAATATGTGCTACAAGTTAACGATAACGGTAAACAAGCTCCCAAAAAAGTTGGTATGGCACCAATCCAGCGCGACGGAATGGAATATGAATTCACTGTCATGTTTGATATTGATATTAATCACAATGCAACATCAACAAAAGATAGAACACGCCTATTTGATGGGAATATATTCAAAATAACGTCTCAAACTGGTGAGCAATTATTGGAATGGCTAAATGATGGAATAACCAGAGAGTTGGCGGAACTGAACGCATTCAAAGAAAACGCAAATAATGCTCAAAATTTTGATGAGTTAAAGAAAAGTTTTGCAATTAGTTATAAAAATTTGGCTGGTTTTCCTGAACAAGAAGAAGCAAAACACATTTATGACAAATTAAAAGAAAAATTTACGGAGAAAGAAAATGAGACAGTTTAACATCTATTTTGATATCGAAACTATACCAACCCAATCAGAACATCTAAAAAATCACATACAAACAAATTTAACACCTCCAGCAAATTACAAAAAACAAGAAACAATCGACGCGTGGATTGAAGAAAACAGAGATTTAGCGTATCGAAAAACCGCCTTAAATGGTGGTTTTGGTCAAATAGTTTGTATTGGTTATGCAATTAACGACAATGAGGTTAGAACAATTTATTTTGATGATTGGGCTACATCTGAAATTGAAATTTTAAAAACATTTTTTAATGAATTAATCGAATGTTATAGCCCTAGTGCAGATATTACACCTCATTTTATTGGTCACAATATCGAAAATTTCGACCTTCGATTCATTTATCAGCGCGCTATAGTTTTAGGAATAAAACCACCATCATTTTTACCGCTGAATAGTAAATCATATAACAATATGTACATATTCGACACTATGACGGAATGGGCTGGAAAACGCAATTACGTATCGCTCAACGAGGTGTGCCTGTCTCTGGGTATTCCGCCTAAAGGTGATGAAATTGACGGTTCAAAAGTTTGGGATTTTGTGCAGGCAGGAAAACTGAAACAGGTTGCCGAATATTGCGCAGATGATGTTGAAAAAGTTAGGGCTATTCATAAACGGATAGCATTTCAAGACGTCGCATAAACATTTGTATTAGGATTTAATTATGGAAAAATTTTTAGAGTTTTTACGGTTGGAGGGTTGTGTATCCAGAATTAAAAACGAATCAGTTATAGTTCTGGGCACATTCTCGTCATCTGAATTGTGTTTTGATAATATCATTATTCCTGAAAATACTGAATTTTCGGAAGGTTTAGATTTAGAGGATTATGATGGTGAAATCCAACTGCCTGAAAATTTAAAAGTGGCATGTATACTGAATTTGGAGAACGCAAATGTAACCCGCCTACCGTCTAATCTGACGATTGATGATGATTGTTCTGTTTATTTAGATGCACACAAAATTGAAAATGTTTCATACCGCGAAAATTGCGGCGTTTGGAATCGTACAATATTTGCATTTTGGGCAAACAATGATTTTTTAATTGCGGCAGGTTGTTTTGTTGGGACATATTCAGAATTTGCAACAGCTGTTGATAAAAAATATGATGGTAACAACGCCGTGGAATACAAACGAAACGCCCGAGATTGCATCAGTGAACTAGCCGAAAAATTGGGTAAAACAGACCCGTTTAAAAATCAATAACCGCCAACTAGGCGGTTTTTTATTAACTCAATAAACAGAATTATAAGGAGATCAAATGCTAATTTTAAATAGGAGAGTAGGCAAATCCATAATAATTGGTGATGATATTGTTATTACTGTTCTAGGCGTAAAAGGTAATCAAGTCATAATTGGTACTGCTGCGCCTAAAAATGTGTCTGTGAACAGAGAGGAAATTAAACGCAAAATTGATGCACAAAAATAACCAATTTCGTCGGTAGTCACGCCGACGGCGACAGAGTGACAACCTATATAAATTAAAAATTGGAGTACGGAAATGGCTAAATTTATAGAAGTTCAAACAAGAGATTACGGACGTACATTGTTAAATCTCGACGACGTGAAACTGTTTTTTACCAACGGCGGAGATGTAAGGGATGTATATTATTGTTGTGATAAAGGAATGACAAAGATAGAAGATCTTGATTGGGAAACATTGAAATCAATGATAGGCGATAGTCTGATACAGTTAAATAAGGATTAATTATGGCAAATCGAGGAATAAACAAGGTGATTTTAGTTGGTCACTTAGGGCAAGACCCGGAAGTCCGTTACATGCCAAATGGAAATGCTGTAGCTAATTTTAGTGTAGCAACCTCAGAATCATGGAAAGATAAACAAACTGGTGAAACCCGCGATAAAACAGAATGGCATCGAATTGTTGTGTTCGGTAAATTAGCCGAAATTGCTGGTGAATACATCAAAAAAGGGACTCAAGTTTATCTTGAAGGGCAACTGCAAACTCGAAAATGGCAAGACCAATCAGGACAAGATCGTTACACGACAGAGGTAGTGATTAATCCTATCGGTGGAACTTTACAGATTTTGGGGAGCCGTCAACATGACGGAGAACCAAAGCAGACGGCACAACCTACCCAAGCGCAAGCACAAGAAGCCCCGCCAATGGATTTTAGCGACGATGTCCCATTTTAGGAGGTTAAATGCATAAACGCTGCACAAAATGTGGCGAGAGTAAAGAATATTCACAGTTCCAGATTCGCAGAGCCTCAAAAGACGGCTTAAGTTCGGCATGCAAACATTGTCTATCAATCTATGATAAACAAAGAGCAAATCTTCCTCACAGGGTCTCGGCTAGAAAAAATTATCAAAAAACTGATAAAGGCAAAGAAGCTATTAAGCGTTCTCATCAAAATTTTATCAAAAAATTTCCTGAAAAAAGAAAAGCTCACGTTTTAGTTGATAACTATATAAGGGGCGGCAAGTTAATTCGTCCAAAATTCTGCGAAAAATGCAATTGTGAATGCACTCCGCAAGCGCATCACAACGACTATACAAAGCCACTTGAAATTACATGGCTATGTACTAAATGCCATTCAGAATGGCATAAAAATAACAAACCTATTTACAAAAATGAAGCCGCTTAATGCGGTTTTTTAATATCTATTTTTCCTCTACCATCACGGTTATTAACATCGAGTTTTATTTATGAAAAACATTGCTAGTTTCAGCGGCGGTCGTTCGTCTGCATATATGGTTTATCAACTAATGCATTCACGCCCCGATACAGATTTTGTATTCATTGACACAGGAGCTGAACACCCGAAAACCTATGAATTTATCAAAAATATAGTAGAGCATTGGAGGATAAAATTAACGTGTTTGCGAGTTGTGGTCAATCCAGAACTCGGGCAGGCAAATTCCTACCGTGAAATAAAGTTAGATGAGCTAACGCAGGATTTACAGCCGTTCCGCGATGTTTGTTATAAATACGGGACGCCGTATGTTTTCGGCGCATTTTGCACTCGAACAATGAAATTAGAGCCGTTTACACGATATTGTAATGAGAAATACGGTAAAAATAATTATCAAACGTGGCTAGGTATACGTGCTGACGAGCCTAAACGGTTAAAACCGAAAGAGGGTTATCGATATCTAGCGGATATCTCAGATTTCGATAAACAGGACATAATCAACTGGTGGAGAAACCAACCGTTTGATTTAGAGATACCCGAACATCTAGGCAATTGTGTATTTTGCGTTAAGAAAGGCGCCAACAAAATCGCGTTGGCTGCTAGGGATGAACCTAAAATGGCAGAGAATTTTATTAATCTGATTGATGACCCCAACATCCGAGTTGTAGAACGCCGCCAACAGGAAAATAAAATAATGTACCGTGGTAATCACTCGTTAGCCTCAATCATAGCTATGTATCAACGGTATTCGAGAGAGGAAATAGCTAACACAATACGAGGTAATCGAGGGTTTGATTCAGGTTCATGCTCTGAATCCTGCGAACTATTCTCATGCCAGTTAGATTTAGATTTAAATCATTAAATTAATTATTAGATACAACCCGCTCCTAGAGCGTTTTTTATATACGATGTTAAATAAGGAGAACACAGATGAAAATTGATACAGGGCTGAATACAGAGAACACTATGTTTTATGCCTTGCAGGCGGGTGAAACATTTATATATGAAAATGATATCTATATCAAAGCCGAAGACAAATATAACGCATGCTACGCCATACGGCTGAGGGATGGGTATTGCACTGTAAATATGGATATCCAAAAAATAGTCCCAAAAATAAAAACAAAAATCGTACCAGATAATGACTAACCCACCCTAACCTATCCAAATCAAGGAAAAATTATGATAACACTAGAACAATTTTTAGATGACGTTAAAAACCACGAATTAACAATTCATCAAAATAATGGAGTTTATCGTCATCTCGAATTTAAAAAAACCGATAATAGCAACCCATATTTTAATATTACTACGTTTCCTGACCACCTAGTAATTACTGCAAGCATTGATGGTCTCAGTTACGCAATCGTCTGGGGTATAAAGAAATTTGACGAGGCGACAAAAGAGTAACAACTATGAATTACAATTTACTAAATGGGGATTGTCTGCAATTAATGAATACAATTCCTGATGATAGTATTGATATGGTGTTGTGCGACCCTCCGTACGGTACAACCAAATGCAAATGGGACACGACTCTAAATCTCGGTGAGTTGTGGGATCATATTAACAGAATAACGAAAGACAATGCTGTAGTATGTCTATTCTCTGCTCAACCATTCACCAGCGTATTAATAAATAGCAATTTAAAAAATTACCGAACTGAATGGATATGGGAAAAAACTACAGCTACTGGTTTTTTAAATGCAAAAATCCAACCGTTGCGTGCTCACGAAAATATTATTGTATTTTATCGCAAAAAACCAACATATAACCCACAAATAACACATGGACACCCTCGAAAAACTGCATCAAGAAAAAATGTTAATTCAGAGTGTTATGGCGATGCAATAAAAATGCAATATTATGATTCAACGAGCAGGTATCCGCGTGATGTTATTATTTTTCCAAGTGACAAGCAGTTGATTAGTTTACACCCAACTCAAAAGCCAGTCTCGTTGTGTGAATATTTTATAAAAACATATTCAAATGAAAACGATGTAATACTCGATTTCACGATGGGTAGCGGTACCACTGGTATAGCGTGTTTAAATACTAATCGTAAATTTATTGGAATTGAAAAAGACGATAAATATTTTGAGTTAGCAAAATCCCGAATTGAGCAATATCGTAATCAATTAGAGATAAAAAGGACGGCGTAGTATGTACAAAATAACATTACTTGAACCAAAACCACAGCATTTATCAGAATTACCGGCAGGTGCATTTTTCGTATGTCATCCAAGTAATGATAGTTGCATTTTAATGTTGTTAAATTACTCACAAAGCCTATGCGAGAAATTAGGCATCACAACTAAAAAGTTTGATGAACTATTTCTAATTTGTAATGTGGAAACGGGTGATATTGAGTGTCTGGAGAAGGCAAAAGAAGCATCTATGCAAGTTTATCCTATTGAGCCAACCGCTGAAAGTTTGGTTTATAAATTAGTATTAAAGTAGGAATGATTATGAGTAATAAAGAATTAAAAAAATGCCCGTTTTGTGGTAACAGTTGTGACGTGGTTTCTGGATTAAATCAAATTACATTTTTTTACTGTGTTAATGAGCAATGTCTAGCTGTTGTTTCATTTGGAAAAGCCCAATCAATGAAATTAGCTGTTAATAAATTTAATAAGAGGAAATCATGAAAAATAAATACAAAATAATTTACTGCGATCCGCCGTGGCAGTATAAGAATCAAAAAACACGAGCCGCAACAAATAATCACTACCCTACTCTCTCAATCCAAGACCTTAAATCACTAAACATAAAATCACTAGCAGATGATAACAGCGTGTTGATCATGTGGTATACAGATACATTCGCAAAAGAAGCAATCGAGCTAGCGAAAGCATGGGGGTTTAAGGTTAAAAAGATGAAGCTATTTACTTGGGTTAAACTCAATAAAAACTATCATCAGAACATTACTAACAGCATGAAAAAACTAGGCTGTATGAATGCTAATGATGTATTTGATTTAATCAGTGATCAACTGAGGTTTGGCATGGGTAATTATACTCGTGCTAATAGTGAAGATTGTTTAATCGCAGTAAAAGGAAAAGGTGTTAAGCGTGTCAATAACTCGGTTAGTCAAATAATTTTAGCGCCAATCGGTCGGCATAGTGAAAAACCACAAGAAGCAAGGGATCGGCTGGAGCTGTTATATGGTGATATCCCACGCATTGAGTTATTCGCTCGTAAAAATGTAGGCGGTTGGCACGCTTGGGGCAATGAGTGTAAGAATGATATTCAGTTATAAGGAGTTTACAAAATGCAAACAAAATTAGTTAAGGCTTCAATATGGGCAAAAACCCAATTTGCAGATAACTCTATACCACATCGAAAAACATTAAAGAAATGGATCGAGGAAGGTAAAGTCAGGGGGTTAGTTGACGACAGTGGATCTTTGTGGGTTTATGAAAATGAGATATTTGGAATTGATCCGTCAATTAGAACCGAAGTTGCAATATTAGTTAAGGCATCAGCATGAACGCAAGGCCTCGAAAATCACCGTACAAGGAGCTGCCACCTTATTTGGTTTATGATAAATCAAAAAAACAATATAGATTAACATTAATAAATGGGGTGCGTAAGTTAATTGGCAATAACAAGTCAAGAGCCATCGCTATTGCAACAGAATATAATAATCGCATGCGATACAAGAATATTGTTTCTGCCGAAACATTAATAATGGAATCTGGTGGGCAACAAGGAGAATATGAGCCGTTCTCTAACCACATCGATCATTTAGTACAACGAATTTTTAGAGAGGAAAAACTATCTGAAAGAGTTAAACAAGGAATATTAAATGATTCAATGCGCGCTAAAGAATTCTTTAGTAATATTCCGTCAGTTGATATTGATTTAGAGCATGTTAATTTATATTTAAAAAAATATCACGAAAATGGATCGGCAGAAGTTCAAAATAGAAAAGTAATGTTTTTGAAAAAGCTATTTTCGTATGCTGTGGATGAATCAATAATGATGGATAACCCAGCCACTAGGAAAAAACTCAAAAAACTAGATGGTAAAAAGCGAAAACGTTTATCTTTAGATGATTTTATTAGAATTAAAAATCAGGCTCCGCTATGGTTAAAAACGGCAATGGAACTTTCTTTGCAAACCTCGCAAGCAAGATTAGAGGTTTCTAGAATAAAATATTCTATAAAGTCTCCTTCTTACGGTGAAAGCGGCTGCATTTGGTTTGACGAGCCCAGAGACGGGATATACGGACATTTATATATAAATCGTCAAAAAACCAAAGACAAAGAAGCCGCTCATATATCAATACCTATCGGTGAGGAACTTAAAAGGATTATTGATGAAAGCCGTGATCAAGTTCTAAGCCCTTACATTGTGCATCGTATGCCTGAAAAGGCTAATAAACAAAGTAAAAACGTTGATCATTACACCCAAGTTGACGCTGGCTATTTGAGCAAGGCTTTTACTGCCGTCAGGGACGCTGTAGGAGTAATGAAAAATTTACCAATAGAGTACCGCCCTACTTTTCATGAAATCAGAGCATTATCAGCTCATCTTTTTGAACAGCAAGGCATAAATCCTCAAGCACGAATGGCTCACAGCGATGAGAAATCAACTAAAGTTTACACCAGAAACCACATTGAATGGGTCGAAGTTCCTCACGCTCAAATCGTAATTTAGACGGGGTAAAACTCCGTCTAAGTTATTGATTCTTATAATCCCTATTTTCCCTAAAATACCTGTTTTTCCATACAGTTGAATTTAATTTAATTATTTGTATTTATTTAACTTTTTATCGATTAAAGCCTAATCTTGACATGGTGGGGGTCAGTGGTTCGAGTCCACCCGGGCGTACCATTCTTGTTAAGAATTTATAGCTATTTTGATCTTAAGTCTGTTTACTATAAAATTTTCACTAATTGAATACGGCTAAAATAGCAAGCACTAATATAATAAAATCAATTAAAATAACAGTAAACTTTCCTAATTTATAGTAAGTTCTATTATTAGGCTTTTCACGTTTATTTCTATTAAAATACATCAACAATATTCCTGCTATAAAGACTGGTAACACTATGTACCAAAAAGGAAAGGAATGCATCCGATGTAAAGTAAAATCAAGTCGGTTGAAGAAAATTTATATATATGAATTTATATCACAATTTAATTTTATTAAGTTGACAAGATGTAAATACCCCATTGTTAGCACACAAACCAAGTAGAAAATCATGCTATTTGCTTCATGTTTCTATATTCAATTGGTGTCATATTATTTAATGCTTCATGCGGTCTTTCTGTGTTATACATTTCTAA